AAGCTGCGAGAAGTTGGGCTTATAGTTTGAAGAATGAGTTTATTCAAAATCCGAAAACAAAAAAGCTTTTCTTGGCTCCTTCCTGGTATCGTGTTTACAATCTAAAAACAATCAAGCAATCTAACGACAAAGGTACTTGGTATGGTTGGGTTGTTAACAAAGAGGATTTCCTCGACAACGAAGGAACATTTGATATGGCTGCTAACTTTAATGAGTCAGTCAGAAAAGGTATTGTCAAACCTAAATATGATGATGAAGCGGATACTTCAAACAGTTCTGAGGATATTCCGTTTTAATGAACCAAAGGGTCTCTCAATTTAAAGAGATCTTTTCAGGGTTGGAACGTGCTCATGGTGTGTTCCAACCCAATGGAAAGGTCAAGGAAAATGGTAAGCGTGAAGGTGACGCCTGGATAAATAAGAAACCTGTAGAAGATATTCTATGGGAAAATCATTTAGCTGGTGAGTGGCCTAGCCTTGGTATTATTCCTATCAATGAAAAAAATGAATGTCGTTGGGTTGCCATTGATGTTGACGAATACCCTATTGATCATGCAAATATTGTTAAGACATTAAAAGAAAAAAAATTACCTTTTATAACTGCTGTTTCTAAAAGTGGGGGAGCGCATTTATTTTTATTTTTTAAAGAACCTATTCCTTCCGAATTAGCCCACAACAAAATTAAAGATCTTGCTTCTCGATTAGGTTATGGGGGATGTGAAACTTTTCCGAAGCAACCTAACCTTGGTAAAGAAGCTACAGGAAACTTTCTTAATCTACCTTATCACAATGGATTAAATTATAGCGATCGCTTTGCTCTTAGTGATGAGGGTAATGGTTTGACTCTTGATGAATTTTTAGAAGACGTAGAAAAAAAATCTTTAACAAAAGAAGATTTTGAAAACCTAGCCGTAACATCAAAAAAGCAAGTAAAATCGCCATTTTCTGACGCTCCTTTTTGTATTGAAGCGTACCTTGATGAGAATAAAAAAGTACAACAAGGCAGCAGAGACAACATGTTGTTTCATTATTCTGTCTTTGCAAAGAAAAAATATGGAGAGAATTTTGCAGAAGAAGTTCAAAAGTTTCATCATAATTATTTTGAAGAACCACTTGCTCCTGCTCAAATAGATAAGATCATTAGACAGGTAGAGAAAAAAGATTGGGGTTATAAATGTAATGATCAACCAATGTGTTCCTTTTGTAATAAATCAAAATGCAGAGTTAGAAAATATGGTATTGGTGAGACAAACGAAGTATCCGATATTGATAATGTATTTCAGTATGGTGATGGACCTGAAACAATTTATGAGATGACAGTTAATGGAGAACACAAATTAGTTGTGTCACTACAAGAAATGTATGAACAAAATAAATTTAGAATGCAGTGTCTCGCTAAAATAGCAATGATGCCACCTAATATGAGAAGAGGTGATTGGGATCAATTCATCCTAGGTATTGTTTCCAAAGCAGTGAAGGTCAAGGAATTTGAAATGTCTCCTGTTGGTAGATTAAAAAATTATCTTACAAAATTTATTGTTAACCAGGGTAATGCTTTAGGCATGGATGATATTGTTAATGGTTCTTGTTACACAAGTGAAGAAGAAAGTAGGGTTTTCTTTAGGCTCGATCAGTTTCAAGAGTACATGAGAAATAAAAGATTGCCTCAGATAGATGAAAATAAATTAGGTATCTATTTACGAGAGATGGGTGCGGACAGTACAAAAAGAAAACTTAATGGCAAGCCAGGTCTTCTTGTTTGGTATGTTCCCTCTGAAGGATTTAGTAATTTAATTAATAAAATAGACCAAGAAGAGATTGAAAGAACGGAGCTCGAACCATTTTAGATAACGTCTATAAAATTATAGGTCCCCCTGGGACAGGGAAGACAACCACACTTTTAAATATTGTAGAGAAAGAATTGTCCCTGGGCCGTGAGCCGGATAGGATTGGCTATTTTTCTTTTACAAGGAAGGCCACTAGCGAAGCTGTTAACAGAGCTGTAGATAAATTTAGTATTGATAAGAAAGATTTGAAATGGTTTAGGACCTTACACTCTTGTGCTTATCATTGGTTGAACTTAAAAAGTGTTGATATTATTGGTCAATCTGACTTTGTAGAATTCTATAATGAGTCTGGTATAGACCTGCATAACAGTGTTCGGTCTAAAGATTCTATGATTGGAGAAGAAAGCAATGGGTTTCATCTATTAGATTTATACAGGGTCAAAAATTCTACTATTGAAAAAGAATTATATCTATCAAAGCTTCATGTAAAAGGGGGCGTCAATAGATTACTACAGGCCGATAAACTCTATCGTGTTTTTAAAAAGAGAAAAGGTGTAATGGATTTTACCGATATCATTATGAAGTTTAATCAAATTAATCAGTCTCCTAAACTAGGAATTGTTATTATTGATGAGGTCCAGGATCTTAAACCTATTGAATGGGACATGGTCAATATCATGATGAATCAAGCAGAGAAAATTTATTTAGCCGGTGATGATGATCAAGCCATCTATGGGTGGAGTGGGGCTGATGTATCTAAATTAATTAATTTAAAATGTAATGTAGAAGTTTTGAAACAATCATATAGAATACCAAACAAAGTATTTTATAGAGCGAATAAATTAATATCGAGAATAAATGATAGAATTCCTAAACAATGGAAACCAAGGGAGGTAGATGGACAAATGCGAACTGCTAATTTTCAAAGTTTAGATTTGTCAAAAGGGGAATGGCTCATACTTTCAAGAACAAATTAATATATTAATTAGGTTGCTAAAAGCCTAATGCAGCAGGGTATCTTTTTTGAAAAGAATAACTCTCTATCGATTAGTGAGTCAACGATATTGGCTTATCGTTCTTGGATGAGTTTACAAGAAGGTAATAGTATTTCTTATGAGCAAGTAAAAAATCTTTATCAGTATATACCGACAGGTAAGTTAGGTATTAAAAGAGGAATGAAAAAACTAACGGGGGCAAAGGAAGATCAAAGATATTCTTATGAAGCATTATCAAAAGATTGGGGATTGAATGTTGAACTCAACGCTCCCTGGGATATTGTTCTACAAAGGATACCTGAATACGAACGTATTTACATGAGAACTATTCAAAGCAGAGGGCACGACTTGGATAAAACAGCGAATGTAAAACTATCTACAATACACGGTGCTAAGGGTGGAGAAAGTCAGAACGTCGTTGTGTTTTCTGATATATCCAAAAGAATTTATGATAACATGTGGGGAAATAGAGACGATGAAAGAAGAGTTTTTTACGTAGCTATGACAAGAGCTAAAGAAAATTTATATTTAATACCTTCTAGTTCTCAATATCAATTTGAGGAAATATTTATATGACAGAAGAAAAGATTATAGATCCTTTAAAAAAAACAGATTCCAAGATTTGGAGACTTCCTAGCTTTCCTGACGTTACAAACATTAAACAAGTAGCAGTTGATTTGGAAACATATGATCCTAGGATCAAAGATTTAGGACCAGGTTATGCATCAGGAACAGGTTACGTGGTGGGTGTGGCAGTTTCTTTTGAAGGTTTTGATGGATACTTTCCTGTTAAGCATGAACGAGGAAGTAATCATTCTGAAACTGCAGTGAAGAATTGGTTAAAGGATTTATTTAAACAAGACCCTATCGTTATATTTCATAATGCTATTTATGATTTAGGATGGCTTCGTCGTTGGGGTGTTGAATGTAATGTATCTAAAATTTATGACACGTTATTAGCTGCTCCTCTTGTTGATGAAAATAAATTTAATTACAAGTTAGATTTTCTAGCCAAGGATTATTTAGGAGAGAGAAAAGAAAGCAATCTTCTAGAGGACTTTGGTAAGGAGCATGGCTTCCGGGCTATTGAAAATATGCACTTAGTTCCTTCTAATATTGCAGGAATATATGCAGAGCAAGACACAAGATTGACTTATAATCTTTGGGAACATCTTCGTGTAGAAATACAAAAACAAAATCTAGTTGATGTGTTTAATTTGGAAACAGAACTACTTCCTATTTTATTTGAAATGAAATGGAAAGGTGTTCGCTTTGATATAGAAAGAGCAGAAGAAACTAAAAAGTTTTTTAATCAAGAAGAAAAAAAGATTTATAAAAAAATTACAAAAGAAACAGGCGTCAAGATTGATGAAGCTAGCATCTATACCCCTAGTGTTTTACAAGAGGTATTTGAAAAACTTGGAGAGAAGTTCGATACAACAGAAAAGAATAAGCAAATTAAAATTGAAAAGGATGCTATGCTCGATAGTGAAAATCCTTTAATTAGAGATATAGCTTTAGCGAGAGAATACAATAAAGCTTATACCACTTTTATTGACTCTTATATTAAGTTCGCAGTTAATGGTAGGATTCATGCAGATATTAATCAGTTAAAGAAAGAAGATAACAGGGGCACGGTCAGTGGTCGGTTGTCCATGAGCTATCCTAATTTACAACAGGTCCCTTCTCGTAATCCCTTGGTAGCCTCTAAGATACGATCTTTATTTTTACCAGAAGAAGGGGAACAGTGGGCCTCTTTAGACTATTCTCAACAAGAGCCTAGACTCCTTGTACATTATGCCAAAAAACAGCGTTTAGAAGGCGCTGACACCATGGTTAAGTTCTTTGAAGATGGAAAGGACTTTCATCAAGTAACTGCAGAAATGGCATCTATTTCTAGAAAAGAAGCTAAAACAATAGGATTATCTTTGATGTATGGCATGGGTATTAAAAAACTAGCTGCGGATCTAGAGTGTACAGAAGAACAGGCTAAATCATTGAAGAAAAAATATAATGCAAACGTAAGTTTTTTAAAAAATATCGTAACAAAAGCGACTAGATATGCGTCTAATCAAGGTTTTATTACAACCTTAATGGGAAGAAAGTGTCGCTTTAATCTATGGACAAGCAGAGACTTTAATAACAGAAAAGTTTTCTCTGAGGAAAATGCTGTAAAAGAGTGGTCTTGGAATGAGATTGAAAGAGCTCATACTTACAAAGCATTAAATAGATTAATACAAGGTTCAGCAGCAGATCAAACCAAACAAGCCATGGTGAATCTGCGGAAACAAGTAGGGGTTATTCCTATGATTCAAATACATGACGAACTCAATGTCTCCGTAACCAATGAGACCCAGGTAAAAGAGATTAAAGAGATAATGGAGACTGCTGTTGAACTACACGTACCTGTAAAGTGCGAAGTTAAAATAGGAAAAAATTGGGGAGAATCCGAATGAGAATAATGTATCAAAGTGGAGAACTTAAACTCAGCCTAACAAAAAAAGAAATAAAACATATTGTAGATAATTCTGGTAGTCCAGTGACTATGGATATTAAGATGCTGAAAGTTTTACATGAGGATATATCTGATTGTGTCAAAGCACATTGGTCCAATGTAGAAGTGTGGCAAGCTATAGAGGAACATCTAGCGTCTCAAAAAAGCATAAGTAAAAAAGAAAAATAAACATTATATTCTCTATCGAAATGGAGAAAAAATAATGTTTAACTTAACCAACAAAGCAAAAAATCATTTCTTAAACTTCTTCAAGCAAGAAGATAAAGATGAGTCAATAAAAGAATTCTGCCAATCAGAGTATAAAAAAGATTGGTATGCAGCGTATAGATTTTTTAAAGAAGAAGGTCAGTTCCCTAATTTTATTAGAAGAACTCTGTAAGAAAAGGGGCTGATGCCCCTAATCTTATTTAACTTCTGTCGTATATCTCTTACCGTTCCAGGTAAATTCTTTTGCACCTTTTTTTCTAAAGTGTTTGAATGCTTCTCCAAAAGAAACACCGCCTTTAGATACTCCTACATTAAACTTCTTTCCACCAGACTTTGAGATATTATCTCCTGATTTAGCCTTTGATGTCTTTGTAGTTGCTTTTTTACCGCTCATCCCTGCTTTTGAAGATGACTTCTTTGCAGAGGTTTGATTAGCCATCGTTGCTTCTTTTCTCTTTTTAAAATCAGCTATGGCTTTGTTTCTTTCGCCTCTAGTGACTTCAGCTAATCTCATCGTCTTGCCTACTATATCACTGTCTTTTTTAATTTTACTTTTTTCACCAGGATTCTTCTTACCTGCTTGATACCCTCTACCAGGAGTACCTCTAAAAGTTCTTTTGCCTGCCATTGTATTACCCCTTATGCGTTTGCTACTATATCTGCCAGGGCTTCACAACGCACTGGCGTTTGTTTAAACCATCTCGAGTCTTTCATTTGAGTAGCAGCCTCCTGCCTATCTCCATTAGACAATGCTTTCCACATCTTCTTAAACTTCGAGACACCTGTTTTTCCTAATTGAAAAACCATCTCCACAATAACATGCTCAATTTGTTGAGGCAATCTTTTATCTCCTCTGTAATTTTCTGATATTAGCTGTTCTGCTCCTGCGCAAGCTCTATTAAGATCAATTAAAAATAGATCTTCTATCTCATCTGTTGATATCTTAACGCCTTCTTTAAATCTTTTTCTTTCATGCGCTTGTACTAGATGTCCGATTCCTATCGTGGCCTTTCCTAAGGTGTCTAGGTAAACAGTATCTACACAACCTTCATGGTCTCGTATTCTCGCTTTTAATTCGTCAGTGATTTTAATTGTATTCATCTTGATCCTATACCCCAGTGTTCTTCATGAGGGTCTTTGGATTCCTTTCTTTTAATTATTAATTTAATTAGTTTTAATATCTTTTTCATTGCATATCAACATCAAAAACTCTTTCAAGTTCTGATAGTTGGTTTTTTGCGTTGTTAATACCTGAGTTAAACATATTATTATTGCTTACTTGGTTTTGATTGATTAGTTCTTGCATCCTTGCTTCAGGACTTTGATAGTCAGAAAGGATTTCAAATCCTGCAGGTATTGCAGAAGGTATACCCATTCCCGCACCTGCTTGATATCCTGATCCAGGCATTCTTACAAATCTATTATCAAATACTCTTGGAGCACTTGTGATACCTGTGGCAGGTGTTCTTCTAAAAGAATCATCTGTAACTGAAGAAGCAACAGGTGTTGAAACTCTATCTAAATTTTGTTTAATTAAATCTGCTTGTTCTTTAGCAGTTATTTGTTCTTTTTCAGTAAGAGAAATATCCTGTAGTTCAGGATCTTTTAATATACTTAGTTTATGTCTTGAGGGGTTTGCAATTTTTTCTTTTTGAACATCTGTTAAAGCACTTATCTTTTCACCAAGCTGTTGTCTTTTTTGATCAACAGTATTTGACAAATCTTTAAATGCATTGACAGCTAAACCAAATAATCCACCGGAACCTAGATATTGTTGTGCTGCTTGACCCACACCTCGTGCAAGACTACCTAATCCATATCCAATATCCCCCATAACTTCTCTTGTTGTAGGTCCATATTGTTGAACTAATCTTTGTCTCTCTTGCTCTAATGTTCTAGGAGCGTCTAGCTTCATTTGAGTAACACCTGTAACACGACTTCCTGTATCTGTATAAACAGGCTTTGTATATAGGTTTTTGAATCGCTGAAGTTCATCAGCTTGTGTCATTCTTCTAGCTGCTCTGTCGTCAGAGACATCTGGTCTGTTGGAAAAGAATTCTTTACGACCTCTAGCAGCATCTAAATCTCTAGCAATGTCTGCTCTGCTTGTTCTAGCTCTACTAGACTTAGCTTTTAGTTGTGCAGTTGTACTAGCTGGCGTCCTCCCTGGAGGAGCTGACGGTCTAGAGGGTCTCCTAATATTTGCTTTTCTTCTACGTGGTGGTGCCATTAACTTAATTTTCCTATAGCCCTATTAGTTGGGTCGGTTATTGTTCCTTCCCTAAATCTAGCATCTACATTAGCGTTTGTCGAGCCTTGTCCGGTGACCATGGATCCTTGACCAGTGTCTTGGCTAATAGGTGTTATTCCTTTTGGTAAAGACGGAGTGATAGGGTCTGATTCTCTTTTAATCT